CTAAGGCTTTTCGTCAGCTTCCTCTGCTTCGTCAGCTTCCTCTGCTTCCAGATTAAAAACCCGTTTATGGGCGTATTCATAGGCATCAAACAGACTTAGGTCCTCGGTGCCATTGATGCTAGGTACATCCCCATAAATCATATATCGCCGGTGTATTTCATGGGGATTGACCTCTAAGTCAAATAAATCATTCAAAAAGCTATCCACCACGATTTTACAAAATGCTGTGGCCTGGTTAAGACTAGAAAAGTGATCAACTCTGGTCCAAGGGTCAACATCTATAGGGCTAGTCTTGCTAAATATATCTACAACGTATTTCTGATCCACTTCTTCAGTAGGCATCTTTTTTCCCTTATTTAAACACTTCAAATTAATCAATTAAAAATGAACTAGTTCATGTATTGGTTCATGTATTGGTTCATGTATTGGTTCACCTCATACTTTGCAGCTCAGAAGGCGCTGCTGATCTCTAGCAACCGCTTCCTTAATCTTCTGATCTAGATAGTGATAGACCTGTCCAAGGGTCCAGCAAGACGATCTACCTATCTTGATGGGCTTTGGGAACTCTCCGTTTTTAACCATCAGCCAAAACTTGGACTTAGAGATGGTCAATATCTCTAAGATTTCTGGGATACGCAGTAATTTCATAAGGTCAGTTTGTGGGTAATGACTTTTCATTTACCTCTCCTTAGTGGGTGTGATTAGTTTTGTTTTGATACATCTGAAAGGCCCTTTTCAGGGAACTTATTTTGGTGTATCCATAAGATCGATACAAGCTATACAAACGAATTGCTACCATGTGATTACATCTCCTATAAGGTTCTATTGACTCTGCTATCGCGTCATTTTGTTAATGCAGAAACGCAATGTAACCAATCAATTTTTATTAGTCAACCATAGTTAAGTCAGTTCAATGTGTTTACTCCCTCCTGTTTTTTTCTTGAATTTTATTTTCATGTAAGAAACCCTCTAACGTAATTGGGCAAAGGCTTAAAGAGTTGTAAGAAATTACTTACAAGATCTCATCTAATGGACACCTGTGGAGTCATTAGGAGCTATATGCACCTATTACGCCCATAGCCATTGCATTGAAGAAACAGACAGCAAATAGTAGTTTTGTTATTTAAAAATAAATCCCAGAAAAAAACGATTTGACTATGCGCTCAGAGATGGTTAGATTCTTGGCTGTCGTAAAGACATCACTTAATCAATACATCTATGGAGATTGTTTTATATGAATTACTACGAGCATCATATTGGCGATTACTCGCAAGCTAGCTCGCATCTCACTTTCGTGGAAGATGCAGCTTATAGACGCCTTTTACAGAAGTACTACGCTACTGAAAAACCTCTTCCAAGAGATCTAAAAGTTCTGCAAAGATTGGTTATGGCCAACAAAAAAGAAGAAAAAAATGCTGTTGTGAGAATTTTAAATGAATTTTTTACGCTCACAGATGTGGGTTGGAAGCAAGCCCGCTGCGAGAAGGAAATCGCCCGCTATAAAGATAGGCAAAACAAGGCCAGGCGGAGCGCTGAACTGCGTTGGGAAGCTTCTTCTGTGCTACAAAAACAGCTTAAAACAGACCAAAATTTGGTATGCGAACGCATTGCTCACCAGACACCAGACACCAGACACCAAATACCAAACACCATTCTCCATACACCAGACAAACATCAAAACAATGGTGCTGAAAATCTTGAAATAATTTCTCGATCTCTCACGCCACCCCAATGCAATGGAAAAAAAATCATGCCGACTAATGCCTTAACTGCCCCTTTAGCGCTAGCAAGGACACAAAATCTGTCTGTGCAGATCGCTGTCTTGATCAACCGAGAAGTCAGAAAACCAATCTTGCAAGATGATTGGCGAATACGGGAGATGCTCAATCTCGGAGTAAACGAGGCGCAAGTCATATCAGCCATTGCTAGTGCTAAAGACGCTCGTAAAAAACATGCTCTAAAAACCCCTATCAATGCAGGCTTGATATTGGCGATCTTGCAAGCAGAAGACCTAAAAAACCAACAAGCGCATTCACCAGAAAAAGCGTGGTGGAAAACCACTGAAGGCACGCAAGCAAAAGGACAAGAGCTTGGTATTAAGGCGGTACCTGGTGAGGCTTATGAGGCTTACAAAGCACGAATTTTTACGTACTTAGATAAGGTGAGGCAGCCTAGCAAGGCTTATCAAGGGCGCAACATGGCAGGGGTTCTTTCTGCCGCATTTAGACCTCTTTCTAAGGGCTTATCTCATGCGAACTGAAGACCCTTTACTAGGTGTAGTGGTGCGTTTAGATATGGATGACTGTCCAATTGGTACGATTGTTAAAACCCCTACAGGACGTATTGGCATTGTGACCAAACACTGTGGTGCGCAAAGCCGTAAGGACATGTTTCAGCGGGTGGTCATTCAATTTAAAAAACCCCGTGGAGATACTGTGACTTTGCAACCTCACCTCTTAACCATCATCAAGCGGAGCGAGGCTACCAATGACGGTGAATAAGCCCAAAAGGGTCAGAAAGCCTTCTTATGCAAAAGCGCAAGAGCTCAGTACTCAGCAAGCAAGCAAGCTTGTTGCAGGAGGCCTTCCTGCAAAAACCATTACTCCTTTGGAGATCATGCTTAAAGTGATGCATGAGCTGTATGAGGAGGCGGATAAGTGCACGCTCGATGGCCAGCAAGTGGGCGACCTTTTTGGTGATGCTCTTGTCAATGAGGGCCGGATTAAGCTTCTCAATATGGCTGCTGCAGTAGGCAGGCATGCAGCGCCTTATATGCACGCACGCCTATCGGCCATCGAGCACACGGGTAAGGATGGCGCGCCACTCCAAAGCGGGGTCTTGGTTGTGCCAAGCTTGTTAAGTTTGGAAGAATGGGAGAAGGCAGCCCAAGCTGTGCATTAATGCGCTTACGCTGTTCATGAAAACCATCTGGACCCCTCTGCCTGGTAGTCAGACTTTGTTTCTGAGTTGCCCTGTGTATGAGGTATTGCTTGAAGGTACTAGAGGAGGGGGTAAGACCGATACCTTGCTGATGAGTTTTGCACAGCACGTAGGTAGAGGCTTTGGTGACCATTGGCGTGGCACACTCTTTCGTCTAACTTATCCGCAACTAGCTGACGTAGTAGCTAAGAGTAAGCGCTGGTTCTATCAAATCTTTCCGGGAGCCAAGTTTAATGAATCTGACTACGTATGGAAGTGGCCCACTGGAGAGATGCTGTATTTCCGCTATGGTGCCAATGAGGACGACTACTGGAATTACCACGGTCACGAGTATCCCTGGATAGCGTTCGAAGAATTAACCAACTGGCGCAACCTATCATTTTACGAAGCAATGCTTTCCACTTGCAGGTCATCGCACCCTGGTATGCCTAGAATGGTGAGAGCAACATGCAATCCATTTGGAGTAGGGCATGCGTCTGTAAAAGAAAGATTTCAGATTGGAGCTATTCCTGCTGGTCAAATTATTCGACAAGAGGGCGCGTTACCCAGGGTGAGAATTCATTCGACGATTTATGAGAATACCCACCTACTAAGGAATGATCCCAACTACCTCATGAGCCTAGAGTCGCTAAGCGACCCAAACAGGCGCAGAGCCTGGCTAGAAGGTGATTGGGATATCCACGTAGGAAGTTTCCTTGAAGGCGTATGGCAGCCTTCTAAACACGTTATAGAACCCTTCGCAATTCCACCAACATGGAAGGTATGGCGCTCAATGGATTGGGGTTATGCCAGACCGTATGCCGTCTACTGGTTTGCCTTATCCAATGACGGAATCTATTACCTGTGGAGAGAGCTCTATGGATATGGCGATAAAGAAAACACCGGCACCAGAGAAGATGCAACGGTAGTAGCCGAGAAGATCAAAAAGATCGAAATACATGACCAACGCCTTGGCTATGAATACCGCATGAACCTAGCCGATCCATCCATCTTCTCAAAAATAGGGGCCGAGAGGTCTATCGGTCAAATCTTTAGAGATAAAGGTGTTAAATGGACAGAGGCCTATAACGCTCCTAGAAGCAGGGTCAATGGTGCTCAAGAAATCATTCGCCTGCTTGCAGAAGAAAGACTCAAAGTATTTAGCTCCTGCAAACACTGGATTAGAACTGTTCCACAATTGCCACCCGATGCACTCAATCCAGAAGACGTGGATACCGATGCAGAAGACCATGCGTGGGATGCCACGCGCTATGGGGTGATGCGTGCGCGTCGGGTGGACTAGTTAAATATCAAAATGAAACCTCATCCAAAATAATCCTGGATTTCTTTAACAAAAATTAAAGCAAGAAATCCTTCGCGTTTAGGCGGAGGATGAATTGCGCTATTTCTCTAACCTTTGAATACGCATAGTGCCTGTTTGCGAAAATACCACGAAGATAAAGGCAGTGATTGGAGCCAATTCCAGTGGTAAAACTGCCCTGATTAAATCGATGGCCTTCTTGGATGTGTTGAACAAACTATCCATTTAATCTAATTAAATTCATCCCCTTCATTAAATGTGTTTTGAGCGCGTAACTACTAAAACTAGATTTCTAAGCAAGGTACGTAAAAGATAAATCCCAGATAAGTTCAGAGTGCGGGTATTCTGATTATATAAATGAGGCATGCCCTCAAATGAAAATCAAGCGCTTCAACAAAAATGGATTGCCCGCATTGCCCATGCCCGTGCGCACTGGGGAAGCTTTCATAAGCGGGTGCGACACAACCGCAATACGGTAGCCGGCTTTGATTGGAATGCCGACCCCACCAGTAAAGACTTTTATAGCCTGCGGGCTAATTTAATCCATGGAACGATCTCGGCTGTATTGCCAAACGTCTATGCACGCAATCCAGAAATCTCCACCACTGCAGTGCATGCGGGCGCTGATATCAAGCTCTTTTGCAAGACTCTAGAGAAAGTTACCAATCGCTCGCTTGAGCGTGCCCAGCTTAAAAATAGAGCCAAATCCACTGTACGCGCTGCCTTAACTTGCAGTTTTGGCATTCTAAAAGTGATGTATCAGCGTGATGCCAGTGAAGATGCCTACATTCAGGGGCGCATCAACGATGCCCAAGAGAACCTTCTGGCCATTGCCGATTTAGAAAAGGCCCTCTCATCTGCCGATGTAGATGGGGGCGCTCAGAATGGACAAACCGAGCGCGCTGCCAAAAAGGCCGAGCTAGAGCAATTGCTTTTATCCCTGCAAGAGGAAGCCGAGGTCAAATCGTCTGAAGGTCTGGTGATTGATCGCGTCTTAACGGAGAACCTGCTTATAGACCCTTCGATTTGTGAGTTTTGGGACTATGTGGATGCCGATTGGATCTGCCAGGTCATTCCGATGAAGCGGGCGCAGGCAGAGGCGCTCTACAAAAAGAACCTCGCGCAAGCACGGCTATATCAGCCAAGTCAGAATGAGCTGGTGCATTCCTATAGTCGGCGCTTGGCTTCGATGCACCTTGATTCCGGGGCATTGCCAGTCAGTGATGATCAGCAAATTGCCGTTCTCGAGATATGGGATCGATCGACCCAGCGGGTCTATACGATGGCGGAAGGTGCTTTGGGGTGGTTACGCGAACCCTATGCGCCGCCGCGGGCAGGCGAGCGCTGGTATCCGTTTTTCTTATTACCCTACCAAGTGGTTGATGGTTCTTTTGTGGGCCCTAGCTTAGTAGACCTTACGGAACGCTTGCAAGACGAGCACAACGAAGCACGAGACCGCTTTAATCAGCACCGGGATTTATGCATACCAGGCTGGGTAGCCTCCAGCGACATTAATGAAAAGACCATTAAACGCCATGCGGACTCGCGCTTTGGGGAGATCACCATTGTCGATACCGAAGGCAAGCCCCTTAATCAAGTGATTGTGCCTAGGGGCCATCCCAAGATTGATCCACTGGTGTATGACACCAGCGCGGTACGCCACGATTGGGAGCAAGTTACAGGCTTACAAGATGCGGCGCGTTCAACAGTAGTGCGGCCTAAGACCGCAACCGAAGCCACCATACTGCAGCGGGCCTTATCGGGCAGGGTATTTGAGTTTAAAGACCAGATTGAAGATTGGTTACAAGAAATCGCACAGTACAGCGCGCAAATTCTGTTGCAAGAGCTCACCCCTAAGCAAGTAGCCCGGTATATGGGTTCAGCACGCCATAGGAGTAAGGATAAATTCTTTGACTGGCCATCCCTTAGCAAAGATCGCATTTTTGATTTAGTTGATTTACGCATTCGGGCAGGAACCACCGGTGCGCCTGACGGAATTGAGTCCAGTGAAGGGTGGTTAAACGTATTGCCAGTAGTGAATAGCCTATGCATTCAGATGCAAAACTTACAAGCGCAGGGCATGGACTACAGCCATATCCGTAATCTCCTACAGGAGACCCTCTTGCGGTATGACGACCGTATCGATTCCAATCTATTTATACCGAGCATTGAAAAACAGACCGATGTTGCTAGCAATAAAAATAACGGTAATTTCCAACCTAGCGCACAAAGCATTCGCGATAGTTTGGGCTATGGCCAGAACCAGTTACATAAGGAGGTAAACCATGGTGCACGAAGTAAAGAACTTTAATTCCGAAGTATTAACCGATGGTGGCGCGCTGATGCGTGAAGCCGAGCGCGAGGAGGCTAAACAGCGCAAGCAAGAGCAGAAAGAGAGGGAAGTGATCGCCCAAGAGGCGCGCGAAGCAAAGGAAGCCCAGACCGAGTTACAGCGCGTTCGCGAAGAAGGTCGCCGCGCACTAGCCGCCAAACAAGAGGCTAAACGATTGGCAGCACAGGAGAATGCGCTTAAAAATGAGGCAGCGGCTAAGCAGATTGCCGAACAGGCTGCAGCCAACGCGGCACGCGCAAAAGCAGATGAGGAAAAGCGCCAAGCAGCTAAAGAGGCACGCAAGCTTGAACTCGCGCGCGCTAAAGAAGAGCAAGAAGCAAAGCAAGCGTTAAAGGAAGAGCTTACTCAAGGAGCGCCCCGTAAAAGCAGCATGCATGCCCTCTTAGACGATTTAGGCGATAAGCCTAGCGCTGTGCAAGTAAGCGTCTTTGATCGGGGCGTAGCGAATCTACCTGGACACATACCTGAAGCGCTATCCGCATTGTTAAATATGGAGTCAGACATCCTCTCAGGCAGCGACTCAAAGATCGACTCAAGCGCAGTACGTAATCTGAATGCAATGCTGCCCTCACCAAGCCAAACGGTCAATGCCATCTTGCTTGAGAGCGAACCTCTTCATGAAAGCGGTGAAGAGTGCATTGCGCGGGTTTTAGGTCCGGTCGAAACGGAAGAGGAGCATGGTGAGATTCGGTCAAAGCGCGGTAAGGGGCGAGTGCAGCGCCTCTTACAGGAAAAGCGCGCTTTAGAGACCCAATTAGCCCAACTGCAGGCGCTGGTAGCGCACTTGCAAGGCACGGCAGAGCAAGCCGAAGAAGAACCTACGCCTGAGAGTAAAAAAGCCGCTACAGAAAAACAGCAGGCGGCCTTGGTAACGGAGGCTAAATTAGAGATGCTGCGGTTTTTAAACAGCCGTGAGAGTGAAGTAGATCATTTAGAAAAAGTAAATTGCTTTGACCGCTACATGACTAATCCGTTTTATATGCACGCTTTTGTACAAAACAATCGACCGGATGAATGGCAAGGTGTTTTGGAATATATCTACGATGCAATTGAAAAGGCGACCCCACCCAAAGCCAAGCGCACTAATAGCGCTAGTACTCAGCCGATACGATCACGCACATCGACTTTAGGTATGCCCGTGGTGAATTCGAGTAAACCGATTGAGCGCATTACCGAGCATTTATCGAATATGGGTATTTAAGCGTTTGACCGGATGCCTAGCCCTTACCAATGCATTGCTGTATTGATGGGGCTAGGCATCACTGTTACTTTGAGATCAACTCAATGTAGGCTTGGTAACTAAAGCTGCGATTGCGCACTTGGCCCGTTACTTCGGTCACAATGCCCAATTCTTCTAAGGTCTTTGCTGCGGCATTGGCAGTAGGAAAGCTGGTGTTAAGTTCGAGCTTGATGCGATCAATCGTGAAGCGCGGCATCATGGGCAGCAATTCAAAGAGGCGCAAACTCGCAGGACTCGCTTGTTGCGAAGCCAGCAATAAACGCCGATCGGCCGCCACCCTGGCGGCGACTTCGGTAATGCCCTTTTCAGCGGCAGTGGCTGCTTCGGCAACGCCTTCTAAAAAGAAGCTGACCCACGACTCCCAGTCACCTTCATTTCGAATAGCACTTAGTAAACGGTAGTACTCGGCTTGGTGCTGTTTGAGGTAGGCACTTAAATACATGAGTGGCTCTGGCAGCAAACCAAAGTGTTCCATCAGCGCTGCAATCAGCAGACGACCAATACGACCATTGCCATCTAAAAATGGGTGAATGGTTTCAAACTGAGCGTGCGCTAGTGCAATTGTGACTAAACGCGGCAAGTCATCATCCTCTTTATGAATAAAGTGCTCAAGGCTTGCTAGAAGAGCGGGGACTTCCTCGGCGGGCGGCGGCACAAATACCGCATTGCCTGGGCGTGTACCCCCAATCCAGTTCTGCGACTTGCGCAGTTCACCCGGCTGTTTACCAGCACCCCGAACGCCATTGAGTAACAATTGATGTGCTCCACACAATAGGCGCACGCTAATCGGTAACCCAGATTGATCGCGTAGGTTTTCCCGGACAAACCGAAATGCTTGCATGTAGTTGGTGACTTCTTCGATGTCTGCGGCATTCTTGATATCCAATCCAGCCTCATCATCAAATAAGTCAGTGAGGGTGGCTTGCGTGCCTTCAATCTGAGAGGTCAGCAGTGCCTCTTTACGAATGGCGCCATACAAAAGCCAATCGATCGATTGCACTAAGCTGCTCACTCCAGATAGGCGTGCTAAAGCCAGCTTGGCTGCTTGGTTTTGCTTCACATAGCAGTCAGGCGATAAGACGGGCTTACTAGGCGGCAAGGGCGCAGGAATAAACGCCTTGACGGATTCGCCCAAGGTTGTGGTGATCTGGTAGTTACCGCTAATTCGCTTCATATTAAAGAATTCTTTAATTTAAAGTAATATATTAAAGCATTCTTTAATAAAGAGTCAAGCTATTAAAGCCCTATTTATTGGTTCTAGATCAATAACTTAGGCTTAATAATCTCCATTTTTACTGGTAAAGAAAGTAAATAGACCCCAATGACGTTCCGTCAAGGGCGCCCCTTAAGGGGTGGCATGCAGGCAGCATGCGCACCCTTGACGGCTAGGTGCAAAGACACGCTCTTGTATGCCCAAGGCGCGGTAGTAGCGCATTGGGCATAAAGACCCAAGGCGAGGAAAAGAAAAACCCCAGATAAGTTCAGCGCGAGGGTAATAAGGCTCAATAATCATTACTGCCTTTTGATCACCGCGTAATGACTTGGTTCGCGACGAGTAGCGTAGCAATGGATGGGTTCACGCGCCATCACCGATTAAAAGGCCAATTCTTTGATTAATACAGCTTCATTTATTGATAGGGGTGGCGCATGCCAATTTCAAATACAGACTTGCAAGAGTTAGCTAAGGTTTCCTTGGATGAGTACCTGCGTAATCTGCCGGTCGACCAAATCGCAGTCGAGAGACCATTTCTAAAAAAACTAATGGAAGGGCGTAAGAGCTTACTAGGCGCCAAACAAAACGTCGTTGAGAACATTCGTAAAGAGCATGGCAGTAACTTTAGCTGGGCTTTTGGTGAAGAGACAGTCAAGTTCAATAAGCGCAATACCACCGAGCAAGCGTCCTTTCCGTGGCGCAGGGCCGTCGATGGTCTCTATATTGATTATGACCGCCTCTTTAGTAACGGCATCAAGGTACGTGAGGGCGGTACTCGGGGTTTTCAGTTAGAGCACAATGAGCGGGTGCAGCTGATTAATCTGTTGGATGAGCAGCTTGAAGTATTACGGGAAGGCTTTTTAAATAAGCTCGATTTAGAACTGCACCGCGACGGCTCACATGGCGCCGATGCCTTAGTGGGTTTAGATAGTTTAGTCAGCCTTGCGCCCGATAGCGGCACAGTTGGTGGTATTGACCGAGCCAAAGCAGTCTATTGGCGTAACTATGCTGTCAAAGACATTGCCTCAACCGCAGCAGGCAGCTTAGTAGGAGAAATGGAAACAGCCTGGCGCCAATGCATTAAGCATGGCGGTAGTCCTGATTTCATTATTGCGGGTGGTAAGTTCATTGATACCTATCGCAAGCAAGTCACAGTGACCCATATTGCTGGATCTGGTGAGACCAAGTACATCGATGCTGGTGTAGGTGCAGGAGTTAACACTGGCTTAGCCTTCAAAGGTGTAGAGATCATCTGGGATCCGCAGTTTGATGAACTCGATGCCATGGCTAATCGTACGGTGGAGTGGAGCAAGCGCTGCTATTTCCTCAATACGCGCTTTATGAAGCTGCGCGATGATGACTTAGACATCGTTGCCCCAATCCGTCCGCACGACACGCTAGCGATGTACGCCATGGTGAACCTACGCTGCGCCTTATCCATCTCACGAGCTAATGCCCATGCGGTATTGGCGATTCAATAAGGAGGAAGAAATGAACAACAGCATGAACCACACTACGAATAACAATGATAACAATGCGCTCATTCATAGTGACTTCCAAATTAAAGAGGTCGAAGCAGTAGTACGCAGGGATGCCTTCACAACCATCCATGTGCACGTACCGCCTTATGAGACCAATATCCTTCGTAACCTCTTTGGCCGTGAGAATGTCACGGTGATCGAGCACGCCTCTAAGACGACGATTAGCCCTAAGCAAGAGTACGACCGCCTTTGTGCAAGGTATGGTCATGAAGTAGTAGCCAAAGTCTTTGGAGAAGATGATGGAGATCGCTTGATGGAGATCGTACGAGGCTTGTTAGTAGAAAGTGAGGAAGCAGTAAAGGTAGTGAAGCCTGACAAAAAAGCCAAGCCGATTGAGCTTGAGAACACCCAAGTTCAAAAAATCAATCAACGCTAGCGCAAGAAAGGCTAGCTACTAGCAGCCTTGATGTAGGGATGTTGTTTGATGAGCTAGTGGTGGGGCGCAGTAGGGTTGCGCCCCATTCTGAATGTATTCCATCTCACGACACACCAATAACAGCAACAACACCATGACATCCATTAATACAAAACTAACCATAACTAACCATAACTAACACAATTCATGATCCCTATTTTTACTTCACTAGTACAAACATTAGCTGTAAATGGCCTAAGCCTATTAGCAGGCGCTGTTCAGGCAAAAGGTAAAGAGTTTATTGAAAAAAAGACTGGGGTACGTATTCCGGACAACCCTAGTCAGGAAGATCTCATTAAGCTCAAACAGCTGGAGATTGAGCAAGAGCAGTTACTGCTGCAATACACGCTCAAGCAGAAAGAGCTGGAGATTGAAGAATCCAAGCTTTTAGCTCAGATGCATAAAGCATCCCATGAGAACACCACCAATCGATGGCAAGCGGATATGGGTAGTGACTCTAAGCTTTCAAAGAATATTCGCCCTGGAACACTTGTCTACCTTCTCACGGCCTATCTTCTCTTTGCGCTTCTATCAGCCATGGGGATCGATATTAATGAGGCTTATGTAAAGCTCTTAGGAGAATGGGGCCAGCTAGTCATGCTGGCTTACTTCGGCGGTAGATCAGTCGAGAAGATCTTTGAGATGCGCATGCATAGCCCACGTCAGCAGGAGGAAGCGTTGTGAGTACCGCAGTGAGGGGTTTAGTAGCAGAACAAGCAGCCTTTTTATTGGATGTAAGTCTCCTGATTCAGTTTGCAACAGCACAAGGCTGGGTGATCACTGGTGGTGAGCTCTGGCGTTCACCAGAACAACAAGAGATTTACTTTAAGAGCGGTAGATCAAAGACGATGAACAGTCATCACCTTAAACGCTGCGCGGTTGATCTGAACTTTTTCTGGAATGGCACTCTTGTTTGGGATCGAGAGCTCATCAAAAGCGTAGGGCATTACTGGGAAAGCTTAAGCCCCAAGAACAAGTGGGGCGGTAATTTTAGGGGCTTTGTGGATGTACCCCATTTTGAGCGTGTTGCCTAAAGAGATAAAGCACCCTTTGATGATTGTGAAGGATGTGAATTGGTACCTAAACTGGGTCCAGCACATGCTTAGATACTCGCAGTTTCTTAACAGAGATGGTTTTTTAAATCACCGGGGCGAGTATCCGCCCTAGTGAGCGACTGTATCTGATTCTCAAGCACTTGCTAGATCTAGGGTTGCAAGATGGAATTACTGAAAAGTCTCAACTATGTAATACGGGGTACTTCCGCCAACGCTATAGGAATACTGCTCTAATGATATTAGGGATATCGCCCCGCTTGTTGTTATGCTAAATGTAGAAATTGATTGCAAAGTCAGTGCATTGCTTATGTTGTAAACATTTGTGATGACTTTTATCAAAACGCTTGTTGTTGTATTTGCTAAAACTTGATAACTTTGTGTTATTGAACCAGTGACAGTTGTTTTAGAGCTATTCGAATATGTAACACCAGTAGCAAACTGCCCAGCATCTCCCGTTGTTACAGTTGCTGGATAGGTATAAGGATTAATTACGGAATAGGGGTTTGTATTATCAACAATTACTGTTGCATAAGTGGATGGATTGGCATAAGTAATACCGCTAGTATTTAAATTTAGTACAGTCGCATTAAGTGCCGTTGCTGTCCCAGTTGTGACTGTGGTTTGTTTCAAATAAGAAACACCACTAAGCACTGCTGATATTGCGGCACTGACATTACGGGTACCTGACCCAGTAAGTGTATTGCCAGTTGATGAGTAATACCCACTTACTGTAAAGGTCTTAGATGAAGAGTTATTGGTTGAGTTGGCAATAGCAGTTAAGAGTGGCACTGTTACGGGTGTTGCAGGCACAGGAGATGCTGTTGAATCACCCCCACCACCACCACCGCAAGAGGCGATTAAGAAAGCGGTAACCAATGTTACCGCTATGCGTAAAGTAAACAT